ATCAATACACGCGCCGGGATCGTGATTTTTGCGCTCATGTGGGTCTCCATAGCTATTTTAACCGAAAAATCCAGCAGAATCTCTGCTGGATTTTTCGAACTTGTGCAGATTTATTCCAGTACGTTGACCAGTAAGGAACCTTCCCCGACGGCGCAGTAGCGCGTGCGATTGCTGGGGCCAAGGCAGAGCGCTCCGGCAGAATGGGTGGGCAAAACGATCTGTCCGTGCCCATCTTGCAGAACGATTTCGTGTACTTCGTCATTTACTGCGACGGAGACGCTCGTTTCGCCTGGGGCGCTGATGTCGATCACTACGTCCGGTTCCCCGCAGTGGACGTAGACGGTGCGGCAGGGCTGCCCATCATGGCTGAGCACGAAGCGTTGCGCGTAGTCGATAAAACTGAGCGGCGAAACAGAGAAGGTTTCTCCTTCTGCCAGTTGCAGGTCGTCAATCTTTTGCAGAAAGGTCTTGAGGGTGCGGTCGGCGGCGTAAACGAGATAGGTCATATTGCCTCCTATTTCCAGGCCAGAATGCGGTAGTACCCGGCTGTGGCAAAATTGCCGCTGCATGCAATGGTGCTGCCGCCGTAAGTGCCGCTGCCGCAGGTAATGCCGATCAGGGAACCGTCGTAGTACAGTGGGCTGACCGAGGTGTTGCACGGCGAGTTGGTGTACACCACTGACACCGGGTAATTGCTCCCCGAGCCGTCGAGGTTGGGGCACCACAGCAGTTGCACGATGCGCGGCACCTGGCCCAGTCCGTGGGCTTTCGAGTAGGTTTGCCCGGTAGCAACTGCAAACCAGCCTGAGTCGTAATCCGTCGCGGGCAGGGCGGCAGTGGGGGTGAAGTAGCACAGTGTGGAACATACCGCGCTGCCGTTCCACACGCATTCGCCGATGATGCGCTGGTCGGTAGCCTCGGCAGCGCTTGAGTTGACGGCCAGGGTGAAGGTGGTCGAGCCGGGGGAGCGTACGGCAAAAACGTACCAGGTGGCCGCGGCGCCGCTGAACTGATTGGCGGGCAGATCGACATTGGCGGTGGCTTGCAGCAGGTAGCCGTTGATCATCAGGGTGGGTGGCTTGCTGATGGAGTAGGGCACGCGCAGGCGGTTGTTTGCCAGGTATTGCAGGGCGATGTGTTCAGCGTGGCGGTTGAAGAAATGGGCCAGATCCAGTGAATCTGCGGCGGTATTCCCCAGCGTCAGCGCGTCGCTGCGCAGGTGGTTGTACTGGGCGGCCGCCGTGGGTTGACCGGCGGTGACCTCAGCACTGAGGGGGTAAGTCATGGGAATTCCTTTCGGGATAGGGCGATAAATTGCCTTTGATTCGTATAGTTTTATCTCCAGTAGGAGGTGCTCCAAGTGAGGGGGCCATCCCAGATGCTTTGCTTGAGGAGGTCAGGATCGACGGGGGGCCAGTAAACACCGACGTTGTTGATCTGGCACTTCAGAATAGAGCTCGCGGGTAGGTGGCGCTCGTCGGCCGTCCAGCCGATGGCGCCCAGGTTGATGAACGCTCCCACAGGGGTGGTGAGCACCAACCCTTCGAGTTTGGCCAGGTAGCGCAGCAGCATCTGGTAATCTTCGTCGCGGCTGGCCAGGTGGGGACTGCCGTCGGGGTTGATGGCAGCATTCGCCAGTACCACGTCGAAATACAGCCACAGCCGCGTTGTTCCGCCGGAATCAACCTCGTGCGTGATCCGCACGCCACCGGGGTGGGTACCGTGGTCCTCGTTGACCAGAAAGCCGTAAGGCTCACCTCCATTGACCTCGGGATGGGTCAGGGTGATGTGACAGTTCTTGCCCAGGATGGCGTCCATCAGAATCCTCCCGATTTCGAGTCATCCGCGCTATCCAGTGGGAACCCCGGCGGGAAGCCGAACTCTTGCAGCACTTTCAGGTTGCGTAGGGTCTGTTCGCAGGCCGCCAGGTGCTGCTGGCTGACGGAGAGCAGCTGGTTGGCTTCGGCAGGGCGGGTACCATAGGTTTCGATGAGTTGGGTACCGCGCAGCAGACAGGCCTGCCCGGCGGCGCCTTCCGCCAGTGCGCTCTCATAGGCCGCGGGCAGACTGGTGCTGTCGGCGCCGTCCAGACCGCTCAGAGTGTAGCGAGCGGCGTATTCGATCAGCAGGCGTTCTCCGGCGCGCGGGGAATGCCCGCTGAAGCGTAGCCGCAGGTGATCCTCATCCATTTGATAGGTGAAACCGCTGCCCGCTTCCAGCGCGGTGCGGTCGCCGCGCTCGTTGAGTACCTGCATGTTCACCAGGTACAGGCAGTCGCTCCAGACGGGCAGAGTCTGTTCTGCTCCGCTGCTGTCGAGGAGCACCTCGGTGCTGCGCAGGCACGGCAGACGCTGGTTGAGCAGGTCCAGGGCCTGGCGCAGGGCTTCCTCGCGCAGACCGCCATTGAAGCGGCTGCCGTTTTCGTCGCCGAGGACTTCGCCCAGACGGTTTTTCATTTCAGTCAGCGTAGTGCTCATGGTGATTTTCTCGGCTTTCTGCTGGGTGCTGGCTGGGGAAGGGAAGCGGCCTGCTTTAAGGCCGTCCTGGCTTTCTGCACCTCAGCGGCGTCGAACCATAACTTTTGTCCGCTGGCGGCGATGACGACCATGCCGCCATTGGGCAGCTTGCGCAGCGACAGCGGTCTCCCCTGGCTGCAGGGAGAGTACGGTGCAGCCAGGGTGGCGGCGAGAAGTTGTTCAGAGCTGGTTTTTGCTGCCATTGCCGCTATCCTCGATTGCGACGCCGGTGGAATACACCGCCAGCGCGGCCACGACGGCCTGCAGTGCCTGCCAGACGTCCACCTGATGGGTGAAAAAGGCGGCAGCGGTTGCCAGCAGGGCGGCGACCAGTACCCAGAACTTGCGTGAACGGGCGATCTTTTTCATCTGTTCTACGAAACTCATTTCATCCTCCTGTGAAAAGTGATGAGAAGTACTTGTTACGCGACGTTAGCCTTGTACAGCGGGCGGTAATCGGCGACGAAGACGCTTACCCAGTGGCGGACTTTCATGCGGATTTCGTCGTTGCTGAACAGGGCGCCGTTGCTTTCGCCGTCAGCGATGATGATCTCGGGCATGACGCCGAAGTGCTCGCCCAGAATGATGCCGGGGACGAGCTGGGGGTCGGCCGCGGCTGCCCAGTCGTCGGCGTCGCTGAACTCAGGCACGGTGATAACGTCTCCCATCTGCCCGCGCTGCATGTTTTCCGAGAAGATGTTGGCTTCGTGGCTGAAGGATGGGTACAGGATCTGCATGCCGGCCAGCCGCTGATTGCGCGGCACCAGCAGGTATTTGGCGTCGACGGCCTGACGTGCCGGGGTGGCTCCGCTGGCGTTGACGAGCGCCTGATTGTAGATGGCCTGCCCGGCAGCTTCCCAGGCGGAGGCGCTCAAAGCGGCGGTGCCCAGGTTGTTGTGATGGCTGGCGTCGAAAACTTTGTAACCGTCGGCCATCTGCGGGCCAATGCCGCTGTTGCTGGTGAAGACTTCGCCTACCAGCGCGGAGATGCGCCGCAGGGCCGCGGAAGCCAGCTTGGCCGGGTACTGACGCAGTTTGTGGGTCTCGTCGCGTTCGAACATTTCCAGGGTCAGGCCCACGTAGCCGCCGTACTTACCCCAGGTGCCGGTCTCGCTGCTGTCGCTGACGGCCAGTTCGGTGTAGGCTTCGCCTTCATTGACGGCAGGCAGTACGTTGACCTCGCCGACCAGCACGCCAGTGATCTCCTGCAGACTGTTGAAGTGTTCTACCTGCACGACGGGTTCCCACCAGCGGTATCCCGAACGTCCCAGTTCTTCCCAGCGTGCCAGGATGAGCTTGTTCATGACGTTCTTGAGCAGGCCGGGCAGGTTGGCGCTGGAGGCGAATTGGGCTCGTTCTCCGCAATATCCGCCGCAGAACTCGTCGTCGCCGGTCATGCGTGTGTAAAACTCGCGGATGCCGCTCAGACGGGCGGTTTGCAGACCAGCCAGTTCGTGCGGACGGGCCACACCCATCAGGTCGTGCAGGGCAGCGTTGATCTGATCTTCCGGGCTGGCCATTTCACTGATCCGTCCGGCGCCCTGGATCAGGGTGGTGGCGGCCAGGTCGCTGGCCAGTTGGCGCGCGTCGTCGATGACATGGTTCAGTTCTGCGGCGCTGAAAGTTTTGCCGTTGAATTGCTGGCGCACCCGGTTTTCCAGGGCAGTAGGCAGGTGAGCGGCATTCAGGCTGCTGTCGAGCAGGCTGGCGCATAGCTGCTGGTGTTGTTCGCCTTCCTCATTTTCACGGGTTGGCGTTTCGTTAAGTACGGTGGTGCTTGTTTCCATAGGGTTCATCTCCTGAGGTTCAGAATGGGCGGTCGGCAGAAATTTGCCGCCGCGGGCAGGGTGGACGACCATATCCACCGAGTAGATCTTGAGAATTTTCGTGACGCATGGCCCTTCGGCATTGAAGATCAGGTCGGCGGAGAAGCCCACATCGGGGTGCGGATTGGCGCTGTTCAACAGGTCGCGGGCGGCCTGCCGCAGCAGTTCTGCCGCTGGACCGCTCGGGGTAAGGGTGACCCGGATGCCGCGTTCTTCTTCCTGCCAGCGTGGGGTGCTGCATACACCGGCCAGGTCGCGTACCGAGCGTTCCGTCCACGAGTGGTCGATGAAACAATCGCAGCCGTCCCACAGCGGCAGCGATTCCTGCAGCACGCTTTCGCTGAATTCCCAGCCGTTGCCGCTGCCAGCGCTGATGGCCAGAATTTCCAGTGGGTCAGTGCTGGCGCCGTTCAGACGCAGTTGTACACGCTGCGGGTTCATAGTTCGCCTCCGCGCGGTTCACCGCTGTCGGGGTCCGCTTTCACGTTCGTGCTGGGAGGTATGGCATGTGAGTTGGTGGTCGGGGCTGCCTGGCGTCCGCGTGCCAGCAGTTCGGCAATGTCGGCGCTTTCACCGCAGAAGCGGTAGGCCAGCCGCAGCATTTCACTGTCATCGATCAGACAGCGGTTGCGCAGTTCCTGCAGGGTGGGCAGCAGGTTGTTGGCGGCCATGGCCAGCGACAGATTGTCGCGTGCGGAGATATCCGCGCCGTGCAGCTGCACCTCGGCCCCTGCCTGGATGCGCCGATCGACGCATGCCCGCCGGGCCACTACCACTTTGAGTAGATCGCCCAGCATCCACAGGAAGAAGCGCTGCCGCTGTTCATAGTGGCGGTAGGTGGGGCCGCCAGCGGCTTCGGCGGTGGTGCGGGTGGTGCCTTCCGGTTCAGCCAGAAAGTGCAGCGGAATTCCGGCTCCGGCTGAGAGCATCTTTTTGAGCGCCAGTCCGTCGGCACCGGCTTCGTCGGCTTCCAGTTCCGGGTTGAGCACTTCCCAGCTTTCCCCTTCATCCGTCACTAGGATCGATCCCGGTGTGGGCGGGGCCGCGTTGAGGGCAG